TCAGTAGCCACAACAGGCACATTCTAAAAAACTAAACAAAGGGGCAAACTCATGGCAAAACTAAAGATCGTTCGTACAGATGGAAGTGTATTAGAAGGAGAAATCACGCCTGCCGTGGAATACTCTTTTGAATTACATACAAAGATGGGGTTTCATCGTGCCTTTAGGCAGGAAGAAAAACAATCGGATGTCTATTGGTTAGCTTGGGAAATTACACGCAGGTCAGGTGAAACTGTTAAGCCTTTCGGAATGGATTTCATTGAGACACTTAAAAGTGTCGAGGTGCTTGATTCAGACCCTTTAGCTTAAAGCGCGATCTTCCATTCACCTATCTAATTGCTAGGCTAAGCATTAGGTTGGGAATCGCGCCACAGCAGTTGTTGGATCTAGATAAGACCATGCTCGATGCATTAGTGCAGGGGCTCAAGGATGAAGCGAAAGAGGTGAGTGATGCCAGCAAGCGTAAAGGGCGCGGTCGCACTTAGAAAAGCTCTTAGAGAATTCACTCCTGATCTAGCAAAAGAAACTCAGAAAGAAATCAAGACAGCTATTACACCGATTTCTAAATCGGCTAAAGGCTATGTACCTGATCGCGGAGAAATATTAAGCGGATGGTTGCCTCGTCAAATGTCAGAGGCAACTTTCCCATTCTTTAACCCTTCTGAGGTTAAATCTAAAATTGGTTTTAAGACAACTCCATCAAAGGCTAACTCAAGAGGGTTTAGATCTTTAGCTCAAGTCTTTAACAAAAGCAGAGCTGGAGCAATCTACGAAAGAATGGGCAAGTTAAGCCCTGAGAGCAGATTTGTTCTTAACCAAGATGGAAAGTTGCGTGCACCTCTTAAAGGTAAGGGTCGTATGCAAGGTCGCGTTCTTTATCGTGCTTATGATGAGAACAACGGCAAAGCCCGAGAAGGTGTGCTTAAAGCTATTTCAACAGCAGCCACCAAACTTAACCAACGAGCAACAGTGAGAGGCTAACCATGGCTAATGTAGTCATTGACATTGCAGCGGAATTCACTGGCAATAAAGCATTTAAGCAAGCTGAGAGTTCAACAGACAAACTCACTAGAAATGTAAAGAAACTTGCTGGTGCTGCTGGTCTTGCTTTTGGTACTGCTCAAGTAATTGCCTTTGGCAAGGCATCTGTTAAAGCTGCTTTGGATGCAGGGGCTCAACAGGAACGATTGGCTAGCCTTGTTAAGACAACAGTTGGAGCAAGTCAATCACAGATCCAGTCTCTTAATGATCAGGCTGCTGCTTTGCAGGACATTGGTGTGGTTAGTAAAGAAAACATCACACAAACACAATCACAGTTAGCAACATTCAATCTACAGATTGACACGATCAAACAACTTACTCCAGCCATCCTTGATTATGTAACAGCCGAAAAGGGTGCGGCTGCTTCTGCCGATCAGTTTAAGCAGATGACTAACGGGCTTGCTCAAGCCCTTAACGGAAACTTTTCATCACTTACTAAAGTTGGCTTTGTCCTAGACGAAACAACTAAAAAGACAATTAAGAATGGAACAGAATCAGAAAGAGCAGCAGCACTAGTTGCTGTTCTTGATTCCACCTATAAAGATTTTAATAAAAACCTTGCTAAAACCGATGCTGGTCAGATGCAGATTCTTGCTAATGCAGCCAATGATGCTCAAGAAATTATTGGCACAGGTTTGCTGGATGCAGTTAAGATGCTTGGCGACGATGATTCAGTTGCTAACCTAGCAACGGCTATGCAGGATGTTGCCACTTATACAGCAGATGCAATCCGAGGCGTAGGTGTGCTAATTGATTATCTTCGAAGCATTCCCGGGGCTAACATATTATTTGATGCGTTTAAGGTGTTTAACAAAAGCACACCATTGGGTCTGCTGGTAGAACTTGGAAAACAAGCACGACAAAATGCGGAACAACAAGGCACTTCGGCTAGTGCCTTAGCTCACCTTGCAGAGTTACAATCAAAATACGCAATTCAAACACTTGCTGCTAAGAAAAAACTTACAGCAGAAGAACAAAAAGCACTTAAAGCAGCTAAGTTAAAGGCAGCAATTGACAAGGCTAATCTTGCCCTTGGCAAAGGCGAAGAAATCTTTGACATAGATAAGATCCAGATTGCAGCAGCTCTCACCAATCAGGCTGAGCAATTAGGCAAGGCAACATCATCTGCTCAACAAATGCAAATTGCGAACGATATTGCTCGCCTTAATGTTAAGCAATCAATTCTTGCCCTAGAAGATGCAATTGCTGCTAAGGATGAAGCAGCTATTATTGCTGCTACTAATAAACTCAACGCAGATCTAAAAGTTCTAAATGCTTTAACTGGTCAAAGCGCAAAACTTTCAGACATTAAATCAATTCTTGAGGGCATTAAGCCAGCCGATCTAATCAACCAATCTAACCTAGATGAGGCATTGCGTAAAATACGCGAGATGCTTGCTTTACTAGCACAGGCTAATAGTCAGGCTAAAGCTCCAGTACCAACAAGCGGATCGCTTGGTTCAGGAATCCCAGTAGGAGATTACATCGCGCCTATTTCAACAACAGGCGGATCTATCGAGGCTATTCTTGAATATGCAGATGCAGCCTCAGCTCGTGCCAATGCTTTTGCAGATTTATTAGATATGCAAAATGCGCAGGATCTGCGCGACCTTATTGCTTACCAAAGTTCAGTCGGTGACATGGGTGGCTATAGCCCTAACATGAACCGAGGCGCAGGTTATGGTTCAAGTGGAATGAATATCAGTGTTATAGCTCCAGCAAGAAATCAAGAACAAGAAGCAAGAGATATTCTTGATATATTGCGACAGGCGGGTTACCGAGGCACAGAAACACTAACAATCGTATGACATGGCTTCCAGAGTGGCGCATCACAGTCGGAACGACTGTTTATACCAATGTAACTGGGGTTAATCTCACTACAGGGCGCATCGATATTGATCGGCAATGCCAAGCAGGTTATGCCCGCATGGACATCATTAACTCGACCAATTCTCTCTTTGACATCGATGTTACAGATTCTTTGACTTTAGAGCTTAAGGATAGCGGTGGCACTTATGTGCCTGTATTCGGTGGCACAGTTTCAGACTTTACGACCTCAGTCAGAAGTCCAGAAGAATCAGGGTATGTCACTCTTGGCACAATCCTTGCAGTGGGTGCTCTGGCTAAACTGCCTAAAGCAATCTACACAGCAGCAGTTGCTCATGACTTAGATGGTGAGCAGATCTCTATTATCCTTGAGGATCTTCTAGTCAATCAATGGCAAGAGGTTGCACCTGCCCTTCAATGGGTTAATTATGATCCGACTACTACATGGGCTAATGCTGAGAATGTGGGCTTAGGCGAGATCGATGCTGGTCTTTACGAGATGGACAATCTTGCAGCAGCAGATCGCAACACGCAGACCTTAGTCCAGCAGATAGCAGACAGCGCACTCGGAACGCTCTACGAGGACAAGCAAGGGCGAATCTCGTATGCTGATGCCGATCATAGAAGCAATTACTTAGCAACTAATGGCTCAACTCAGTTAGATGGCAACTACGCTTCACCTGCCAGCGTTAAGTCAATCTTACAGATTGGCAAGATCCGTAACAGCGAGATTGTGCGCTATGGCAATGACTACGGCTCAACATACTCAGCCACAGACGATGCTTCCATCGCCACCTATGGTCGCTACCAAAGAACATTCGATTCCAACATCCGTCACACAGCTGACATCGAGGACATTATCGAGCGGGATCTAGCCCTGCGGTCAGTGCCTAGAACACAGCTGGATCAGATTACTTTTAGACTTGACAATCCTCTTATGCCAGATGCCCTTAGAGACGACCTAATTAACCTATTCTTTGGCGAGCCAGTCATTATTACTAATTTACCTTTTAACATGTTCGAGGGGTACTTCTCAGGCTTTGTTGAGGGCATTTCGCTAAGAGCCACACCAACATTCGTGGATGCAACTATCTATGTCTCACCAACAGACTTTTCTCTTATAGCCCCGACATGGGCAACAGTACTTCCAACTAACACCATCTGGAGTGGCGTAAATGGTACACTACAGTGGTCTAAAGCGATCGGAGCTCTAACCTAATGGCAACAACAACCCCTAATTTTGGTTGGGCAGTACCAACCAGTACTGACCTAGTCAAGGATGGCGCAGTAGCCATTGAGACACTAGGCGACTCTATCGATGCTTCACTTGTCGATCTAAAGGGTGGCACGACTGGTCAAGTGCTATCTAAGGCAACTAACACAGACATGGACTTTACATGGGTTGCACAGGATGACAGCAACGCTATCCAGAACGCAATAGTTGATGCAAAAGGTGACATCATTGCAGCTACTGCAAACGACACACCCGCTCGCCTTGCAGTCGGTGCGAATAACACAGTCCTCACAGCAGATTCAAGCACAGCCACAGGATTAAAGTGGGCAACTCCGTCATCTGGAACACCTGCATTTGTGGGCGCAGCAGCAAGAGGAAATGGAACTTCTTTTTCTTATACTTCAGGAGTTGCCACAGCTTGTCCATTTCCAACAGAAGATTTTGACACAGATAACTATCACAGCACTAGTTCTAATACTTCACGAATGACCATTCCAACTGGTAAGGGTGGTAAATATTTGTTTACCGCATCTGGTTTTTTTATTGGAACAGTTCCATCGTATGTTTTTATTAAATTGTATAAAAACGGATCAGGTGATACCTCAATCGGTTATGGTGCAAGTATTGGATTTATTAGTGGAAACAATAACGGAGTATGCTCAGGTTCAGTAGTCGTTTCTGCTGTTGCTGGTGATTATTTTGAAATCTTTATTCAATCTGACCAATCAACGGGAACAAAAAGCTTTGATGGTCAATTTTCCTGTACCTATTTAGGAGCGTAATAATGAGAATACAAATTGACAGACCAACAAAGCCAGTTAATTCATCCATTTTCATGCAAGAGACAGGCGGTTATGATTTAATCTGCATCAATGATGAGTTTTTTCTTCAAGGAGAAGCAACAGAAGCAGAGTTGTTAGCTGCTTATGAGGCACACAATCCTGTTGCATAATGAAGCCTAAGTTAAGTAAAGCAGCGATCCAGTTACGAGAGCAGTTCGATGACTCGTTCCCAGATCGTGACCGCGCATCGGATGGTTGGATCGGTGATACCCGACACGCTGCTCGCAAGTCTGATCATAATCCAGATGAGCAGGGTTGGGTTCGTGCCATTGATGTGG